CATTAGCGATGTATCCTTCTTCCGAAGTAAACCCGAATGCATCTGCACTTGGACTGTTTACACCACCATTGGATAGTTCGATCACTTGTACAGCAGACAGTTCAAAGCTTACCCCAAACCCCTGACTAGCTACGTACCAGAACTTCGGACGGAATGCTACATTCACCTTACTGCCACCCCATACTTGTACATCTTCAGGTAACTTATTACCAGCGGCATCAAACAGAGCGATAGATAACTGATACTCTGTACCGTCCCGTCTTCTACCTCCAGCTTTCAGCTTGGCTTTCAACATGTGTCCGCCGTCAACCTCAGTAAAAGGTAACCCCTTCTGCTCAATCTTTTTGCCGGGGTTAGCTTCCATAGTTTCTCGTAACTCAGCCTCATACAATGGCTTTAACTTATCTACGATTCCTTGCTTCGTTGCTTCATCAATAACAAGATCACAACTCCATACACCGTACTCATCAAACCGTTTGTTAGGTTCATTCAAGTGGGCATATCTTGCAGTGCCTTGTGCTTTTATTATATCATGTTTACGTCTTGCTTTTACTGTCATATTTCTCAGTGTTTATTATTGGTTATTAAGATAACAGATACTGCTGGCGTTTAACTGCGGACACATCTAAGTCTCCAAGCTCCGGCACGTCGGGCAGTATTGCATCTGGGTTGTTGTTGATTTGCTCCGCACGGAACTCGCCTAGGAGATCAACGGTGAAAGTGTTTGTATATGTTTCTCGTACTATCGTATTCATTCTGCGTACATTACAAGCGTGGGTCACGAAACAGTCATGTATAGTAGCGAGGTCAAAGTCAACCTCATTAGCAACTTGATGTACGATACACGCATCTAAGCTATGTATAAAGTTAGCAGTGATAGCGTTGCATTGACCCCTTTCATCTATGTTATCCCCCAGCTCATCTGTTGTAATACTGATGCTCATGTTTTGAAACACAGACTCCACCTTTAACTTCTTAAATTTACGGTAACTTTGTACCACTTTAAATCCTGTAGGTGTGGACCAAGTGATCGGTTCATCACACCCTAATGCTCGCACTGTTTCACGAAGGAACTTCATCACTCTATTGACAGGACGACAAGCTTGATCTGCTAATCGATTCACGATCTTACACAGATAGATAACAGCAGTGAGCATCTCACCAGTACTTGACCAGTTGTGATTCACGCCGATACTTTTAAATACATCTTGTACGAGGTTGTAATGAGTAGCTCCGTATGGACGGTTCATAATGGCAAGCTTTGCTAACTTCCGGCTGATGCCAAACTTTAACCACTCTTGTGCGATCAAACTACCATCTGCTTGTAACTCATCATATACTTTATCAGCAAACTCTTGGTACATGTCGTTAGCTCGGTCCTCTTCAACAAGGTTACACATGCGTCCGATCTCTTTATCACGCAATAACAAACTAAGGATTTGCATACCGTTGTTGGAACAGTCCTGACGAACAGGTAGATAACTCACATATCCGTATCCCTCCTCTGTGAATTGCTTGAACTCCAGACAGAATCGAAGAAAACAAAACGGATCAGCTGCCTCGGTCCACCAATCGGTTCCGTGTGGGTCATTCGCTGCTTCAAGTATAAACTTCTGTCGTTTACCTACCCACTCAAGTCTTTCCTCTCGTGTGCCTTTTACTCCCCACATATTAGCACCGTGTATCAGTACAGCTTCTAAGTCCTCTTCATCCACTACTTGTTGTCCGTTACTGAAGTCCAATAAACTCTTAGCTAAGTCACTGCCTTGTGGATGTAAGTAGTACGGAATAGCGTACACTCTACCTCGGTAATCACAACGATACGGAAAGTAGAACTTATCCCACTCACTATAAAGCTTGGCGAGGTGTAGGATACGGATGGTCAGGTAACGTTTACTGCTGTTCGCTTCATTGACGCTCTTGATGTCCTTCTGCTTCAGCTTCCACGCCCGTAACTCATGCTCATCATCTCCATTGTACCTCGGTTGCTCTGGTATCTCACTAAAGTTCGGTATGTTCCCAACCACTCGCTTATTGTCGTAACATTTACGGACGATAGATAACATGTCATCATTGATCTGCCACGCTACTTTCTGAAGTTTATTAACAGCACTGAATGCATGTTCGTACGAACGCTTATATTCCTTAAACCAAGACATCGGTTTGCCTGTGAAGAACTCTTGTGGTGGCATATGCTTTAAGCTGTACCCTCCACCGATCAACTCGTACCAGTCAACAGGTTCGTCAGGTAATGCCATCTTAAACACTCGGGTAGTTTCCTTCCACGCATCAAATCGTTTGACCCAGTCCGTATACTCACCACTTGGTACACATATACGCTCCGGTTTATGTCCCTTCTGAGTGCCAACAGCAAAGCCGATCTTCCAGATGCCAGTCTCGATGCGTATCTCCTCCAACAACCACGCACCCAGTCCCGCCTTACACTTAGTATCCCACAGCGTGAACCGTTCTTCTTCGTAGTCGTAAAACTGTTTCAACTTCATCGCTTTAGATCGGTCATCAAGGGCAAGTAAATCTTTCTTATGTGGATGCATCAGCTCCATCGCTTTGTCCCATCGTGCTTGGTTCTCAAATGCTTTGCCGATCTTATACGCCATCCGACCAACAGGTAAATTGAACTGGAGGTTATCAAGCAGGGTCTGTAAAGCCATCGAAGCTATCTGATACGGACACATATCCAATACAAAGGTAAGGAATAACGGAGTGGTATGCTCTGTGTTACCTCCAAAGGTGTACATGAAATCATCCACTCGTTTACCTAACCTTGGAGCCATGACCCGTAGCAATCGTTTCGCAGATTCGGTCTGACTTGATTCACCCTCTGCTCTCAGTTTAGCTTGTCGGTTACGGTACGCTGTGCGTCCCCACTCTCTCATCCGCCAAGTTGGGCCACGAGTTTTCTTCTCTTCGCTCATTGGTAGTAGTTGTTAAACCAACTTTTCGGTTGCTCTCTCGGTTTGTTCGTGCGGTAAGCTATTAACTTCCCGTCCTCGTCTCGGACATAATACCCGTCCGCATCCAACTTGAAACCAGTGATCTGATTATTAGCAAAGAAGTAATCGTATCCACGCTTGATCTCATCGTGTTGAACACCACTCCAATCAAAAGGTAAGTCAGTCGGTTCAAAGTCTGCGTACGTCTCGTTCACTTAATAAATCCTGTCGTATGATGTCTGCTTCAGCTTCCCAAAACAAATCGTTACTACTCTTCTTCTCTTGGGTCTTCGATTCGGTTAAAGAACAGGTAGTCGTGTATCTCTTCCTCATCCATGTCTTTAATCTTGTCCAAGTGGTACGCTCTTTCTTCTTCTCTCTCATAGTCTTTGTCGTATGGGTTGTGTCGGTTAAGCCAATTGTCGTAGTTAACTCCGTTCATAACGTTATGGTTTTGTAGTTGTTCATTAATATTGTCAATAAAACATACCACGGAATCTTATCTTGCTTAGAACAGTTTTCAGATTCCCACATAGGTTGTAAGTTTTGATAATTGAATAACAACTTTTGATGGCTCGGTTTAGTCAGGTCAAATACATCGTCACCAGTTAAAGGGTGCTTCATTTTACAAGGTAATATGTGGTCTATATGCCACTCTCCGTGGTTATACCATGTCATACCTTCTGTGAACTGATCCTCGATGTGCTTTCTTACTGTAGCGTCATCAGCTCCTAACAATTCATGTGCCTCCCAATGCTTGTGTAAATTAGGTATCAACTTACTATATCTACTTCGGGTTGTTACTAAGAATAAATTCTTTTTTGTGTATTCTCTGTTTCTGATACAATGTCTTTCCTTTACCTCCGGCCTGCTTCTATATGCTTTGCACTTACCGTTCTCCCTCCTTGTTTGTTTATTCTTAATTTGTGAAGCTCTAGCTCTATCCGGATGCCTAGCTCTCCATCTACATGTTGAGCCTCTTTTTAATTCAGGGTTACTAATATCCCACTCCCTATCTTTTTTCCTTCTGTTTTGATATTGTTCTTCAGTTCCCCATTGTTGTGTATTTTCACGGCAACTTTTATACCGTACTAATACTAAACCTTTAACTTTAGGATGCGGTTGCCCTCTGTCATTATTTTCTAGTTCAACTTGTAAAGCTGTTTGGTTTAATTTACCTCGGTTAGTCCCTTCTTGTATTATGTATTTCTTCGGTACACTCATTCTTCTAATCGTTTGGTTTCGTCCTCCAATAGCTGTTGTAAGGTGCGGTTAACCAGTTGTCGTAATTAACTCCGTTCATTGCATCCATTCATGTGTTTTGTAGTTGTAATATCTAGGTGTCTCGTTACCGCTTTGGAAGTATAACCAAGCTTTGTCCGTAGAATTGTAGATGTACGGATAGATGTCAACATCTGTATACATCCACTTTCCGTCCGTGTAAAACCAACCAACAACATAAGGTGTAGCACCACTCAATGCCTTCATCTC